AAGGAGGTGGCCGAGAAGGGCGTCAAATCTGCGCTTCAACAGGGAGGAAAGATGGTGTCGCGCCAGGGTCCGGAACTCGCCATGAAGTTTTTGGGCTACGTCACCAAAAATTCGGCTGACAAGGCGGCTCAGGCGGCGGCCGAGACGGGCCTTCGCAAGGCGGCTAAAGAGGCGGCGGACAAGGTGGCGGAGGCCGAGCTTAAAAGATTGGGGAAGAAGGCCGTCAGTGAAATTACCGACAAAGCGGCGAAAGAGGCGTTAGAAACAGCAATGGAAAAGGCTGGCAAAGAGGCTGCCGAAAAAGCGGCGACTGAAGCTGCGCAGAAGGTTGCTTCCAAAGCGGCGACGACTGCCACGGAAAAAGCCACGGCTAAACTGGCGGGCGCGGCGGCGGCGAAGATTGGAGCCAAGGCTGGCATGGCGGCTGCAAAGATGGGCGCGAAAGCGGGTATGGGACCCGTCGGATGGGCACTCATGGCTTTTGATGTTCTCTCGATGGCACTTGACATTGCGTGCTGCGGAGGATACTGCGAAGCGGCCGACACAAAGACTTGGGAGAAACAACGTGACACTTTCAATGGCCAAGTCAAAGCGATGGTTGATGATGCAAACGAGAGCGGAATCGACCCGGTTCGTTGGCCCATTATCACTGGTCCGTTTGATAAACTCGATGCGGTGACTCTTCAGACGCGACTCATGGATAAGATTCGCGCAGCAATGGCTGATCCGGAGAATAAATACGTGAAAGATGTCGTTACTAAAATCAAGGCGGCCGTCGAGGCAAAGACGATTACAGACGAAAGCCAAGTTGATGCATTTATAGACGAGAACATAGACCTCGAGGGTCTCTTGATGGATTCAACAAAGGCAATTTGCACGGACCTCAAAGGTAAATTGATCATGGACGGAGAAACGTTCGCTGGGTGTTCGTGGCCCGATCAGGCTCAGTGCGAAGCGAGTTTCAAATGGCCGATCGTCGAGGCTAATGACACTGACATTTATTCCGTCTGGAACAAGGAAAAGCAAGAGTGCAACAAAGACCCGGTGTCTCAGAATATGCGGGGAATATGTGAAGCAACAAAGGCGTTTCCGTATAACAAAGACACGAAGATTTGCGACCTCAATGAGACGTATTGTAAGCAAAAGGGTATGAAGTGGGACGGGAAGAACTGCAAACTCGAGAAGGGCCAAGAGATTGCCGAAATGATGTTCGGCACGACCGTCGTGCGTGGTCTCAACGCGTTGTATTCACCGGACCAGTACGAATCTTGCCCAGCGGGTGCACGACCGGCTGGTGAGATTGCCGCCCTAGTGGGTGTTGCCACCCTCGGCACGGGAGCAGCAGCGTCTACATATCTCGGTATGACGATGTGTGCGTCAGACAAGTGCCCGGACGGTCAGGACCGTGTGTCCGGTCTGTGCTATGACAAATGCAAAACTGGCTATGACGACAAGGCTGATGGTATCACGGGCGCAAAGGTTCAGGGAATGTGCTACAAGTGTCCAGATGGCTTCAAAAAGACTACGGCTGGTATGTGTGAGCGCATCGCGTGTCCAGCTGGTCAAGAGCGTGGGTCAGGTCTTGGTCTCGGATTCTGTTACAAAAAGTGTAGCGATATTCATGGTGCCGAATATACCGAGAGTGACGGTGCGAGTATATGCAAGAAACCTTGCCCGGCCGGTATGGTTCAGGAGGCTCTCACGTGTAGACGTAACGCCGAGACGAAAACGTCCGCATCGGCCCAAAAGACGTGCCCGGCTGGCTGGTCGCAGACTGTTGCTGGACCCGGTGGGATGTGTCAGCAGGATTGTGGCGATGGTTACAAGAAATACGGCGGTCATTGTTATCACCCGAACGTCGACACCTCCAAGTTGAGCAGAATTCCAGACAAGAGTGGATGCGACTCCGGTCAGCGTGATGATGGTACGTCATGTTGGGAGGATCATAGAAAGACGGGAACTAGGGGACATAGAGGCTGGATTGATGTATATGGTGGTTGCGGATGCATCAAGAAAACCCTCATGCAGCGTCAGTCGTGTCCAGCGGGTTACAGTGGGCCGACGGGAGGTTTCTGTTACGCCGTTTCAAAACCCGTTCCCCAGAGTAAATCTATTACAGAAGTTGGTCAGTGTAATGACCCGGCCAAAAAGGAAGCGGCTGGTGGTATGTGTTACGAACCGTGTTCCAATTTCGGAGGAAGTTTCAAACGCTCGGCGGTCGGTCTGTGCCAGATGGATGTCATGGTCACAGAGCGCACGAAGACTCGGGCACCAGAAGGTCCGTTTGTAGTCGCGAAACCGGCCGATCAGTACAGCCGAGAGCCACTTGGTATTTCATACAAGGTTTTCCCAAAGAAACGCAAGGTTCCATTCGGAAAGGGTCCTAACGGTTGTTAACCGTGGTAAGGCTCAATCTCATAAGTTGACGTCTGAGGGACGGGTGAAGGCGTCTCTTGGGCTGGGGAAGGCGTCTCTTGGGCTGGGGAAGGCGCCGGTGACGCGAATGCCGCCTCCTCTACTGGGGGAGCCTCCCGTGCATTCGAAGGCGCGGGTGATTTTTGTGATTTCTTCATTTCAAATATAGCCAACTGCGCTTCCAGCTTAGCGATAGCATCTCGGTGGTCGGCCACGAATTTATCACCTTGTTCGACATTCTGAACCGTCTCCATATTTTTAGCATGTTCATCCATCAAACGCTTGAGTTCTGTATTGCGTATATTACGCGCCTCATCATATGTCATATTTTCACTAATGTTAATGCCATCATAAAAAGAAGTTCTTCTTCTTAGTAGAAAAACCAGAAAGTACATTGCCACTGCAAAAATGACGCCTGCTAAAAATGACCGCGCGTTGAGCTTCATTATTATTTTCATAAGAAAAAAATAATGATAAGAATAATAGATAATTTTTACACAACCCCAGATGATGTCAGGAATGAAGCTCTAGAGAGCAAGTATCAACTGATATCAAACGGAAATTATCCTGGTAAAGATGGGCTGAATAGAATGCAGGTAACTCCAGAACTAGAATCTAAATTTAGAAAATTATTTCCCGATCCAAAATATAAGATTACATGTTCAAGATTTAGATACGCGCTTGAAGATGACACGTACATGTCATATGTTCATGCAGATAGTTACGGGCGGCGTACTGGATGGCACATACTCATATATCTTTCAAAAGACACTGAACACAAAGATGGCGTGACATTTTACAAATCACCTGATGACCATAAACATTGGGAAAATCTCGATCAAAATTATGAGTGGGATTTCCCTCTCTGGTCTCAGTGGAATGAAGTCGAGTACAAGTATAACAGGGCGGTGGTTGTGGATTATTCTTATTTTCACGCACCTATGAATAGGGGTGGTTTTGGCACCTCAATTGACAATTCAAGACTACTTCATATTATCGAGGTGATCAACGTCGATAGTCCCGCTAATAAAGATGGAGTCTTTAGTGAACGTGTCTGTATGCCTGAACACCATCATCCATATAGCGGGGAAAATGACAATGAGGCCCCTGCGTGGTCTGACGCGGAAACAGCCGCGTATGAACGGATTGAATACCTCAAATACTGAATCGTTTTCTTTTAAAAATATAAAAAAACTAAGTGTACCTGGCACAGGTGATTCATAATGTTGAAATCTCCAAGGTGGTATGTACCTTATTAGTGTATCTCTAATTTCATATACCATTTTGGATATGTAACCAAAGTAGTTGAACTCTTCTATACGCGTGAAGTATTCACGGGCGAAATTGTACATGGGCTCTTTTATTTCTGGTATATCAACCTCTATACAAGTTTTCTCTTTAGACCCATCTACATTCAAATTACCTGTTACTAAATCGCATATAGAATCATTCAAAACGAATGTCTGTACGAAATCCATATAAAATAAAAGAACTCATTACTTTTATATGGTTAGAAATTTGATAATAGGGGCGGGACCAGCCGGAATTCAGATGGGTTCGCTGTTTCACGGTAATGAAGACTATCTCATAGTGGACAGGGCGGCCGAGCCATGTTCGTTTTTTCGTGAATTCCCGAGACAGCGCCGATTTATATCTTTGAACAAATCTAGACACCTGCGGTACGACTGGAACTCTTTTATAGGGTCAAATGCATTATCGATGAGGGATTATTCGGATAAACTATACCCAGATGCAGACTCTTACTTAAAATACGTTCAAGATTTCTCAAAGGATCTCAATTTCAAATTCAATTTTGAAATAAAAAGCATACAAAAAGTTGATGAGAAGTTCGTCGTGAATGATGGTGAGATGATTGCCGACCGTATATTTTTCGGTACGGGAGTGGTCCCAAAAACCCCGCCCATAATAGAGACAGATAGCAATGTTAAATTTTTTACATATGACAATATGCCTTTAGATCCTGGCGTGTATAGGGACAAGATTGTTCATATCGTTGGTATGGGTAATGCCGCTTTTGAAACGGCTGACTGGCTTGCACCCTATACTGATATTACAGAAATATGGGGCAATGAAAGAAATGCATGGAAGACTCACTACCCCGGTCACGCCCGTAGTGCAAATTTCACGTCTATTGACAGTTACTATCTCAAAGGTCGCACCGTCTTGCATTTTGGAAACCCTGATGAAAGATTTTTCGATACTAGCAGATATAAGAGATATTTTCTAGGAATGATGAAAAATTTGTCTGAAGCTGATGGTAAGAGAACCGTTGTTATATGGTGTATAGGTTTCGAGTTCAAATCCGAAATAGTAAAAGACCTCGTCAAAGTGGATAAATTTCCAATTCTTACACAAAATTTCGAGAGTACTATGTGTTCGAATTTATTTTTCATAGGCGCTGCATCTCAATATCATGATTACAAGAAAGGAACTTCAGCATTTATTCACGGGTTTAGATACAATTGTGAATACTTGTATAAATATCTCACTGGCACCATCCCGCATCTATTTCTGAAAACAAGAGGAGAACTCGTTGAAAAGGTTTTCATGCAACTGAACGAAAGTTCAGCTCTTTTTCATAGATTCGATCATTTTTGTGATCTGGTGGGAATAAGTGAGGAAGGAGCGCATTATATACCAGACATTCCTATACTTGCTATAGATCAGTATATAAACCCGTCGTGGATGACTCATTTCACTATAAAACTAGGGTACACACGGGATTTCGAAGACACCTTTCGTCAATTGATAAATAACCATCCACGAGATGCGCACAAGTCGCGTTTCATTCATCCTATAATAACTTATAAATCACTATCTTTCCATATTCCAGAAGAAGCGGTAAATGAGTTCAAAGATGCAAGAGCGCATATTTATCCTTTTGATTTGTACCTGTCATATATTTTAGGTCAAATTAGTCTCGATGAAGTAAAATATCACATAGATCAAATTGAATAGTTGGGATCACTGTCATTGAGCCGCCGGCGCCTCTTGTTGGGGTGGAATTGCCATAACCGCCATATTATAAGCATTGTTCAGAACCTCCATTGAGTTTGCAAGTTCCTGTGCAAACTTTTCACGGTCCTCGGGCTTGACTTGCGTCTGAGTATCCATCTCCTTACTCAGACGCTCGACCTCGTCTGTATACATCTTTGTTATCCCTTCGATACTGGAAGGGAACTGGGGCGCCTCGTAGAACGAAACAGCACGATTAAACACGAGTACTAGAATGATGGCAACCAAAAAACCTATAATCAGGGCTTTAAAGTCCATTTAATCTAGGAAAATATTTTAAATAAGATGAAGAGAACAAATAGCGCGATACCGCCTATTATCAACATCCCTGGAAGCCCATCTGGTAAAGGGATGCCAAGACCCTGAAAAAAGGAGATCATCGCGCTACCGGCGACGCCACCCGCGGCACCAGCCACCGCACCGGCACCGGCACCGGCAGCTGCACCCGCCCGGGCCGCGAGAGTCGTGGACAGCGTCAGTGATCCCTTCGACCCGGGACCCGTCAGAGCCTTTTCAAGTTTAATGCCGACCACTGTGGGTGAATAAACCTTGAAAATAGCAACGTCCGTTCCGTCGATCGAAGGGGATGAATCGGTTCCTTCTATTTTCAGTTTGTCCGACTGTAGGGCGTCCATTTCTGGCGTGAATGTGATCTTGGCCACTTGCGTTGCGCCGAGTCCGAAGACGCCACCCTCCGAAGCCGCCTCGATTTTGGTGATGCCAACCTTTTTGCCGTCGTTCTTAGTGTATTCGTTTGCGGCGTATAATGCAGCGGCTGACGCACCCGCACCGGCAAGAGCCTTTCCCGGGTTCTTTTTAGCCCAGTCGAGCACACCTTTGGCATCATCGGCTGTTTTAGCGACGTCGTCAGCCTTGTTGAGACCCTTTGCCGCATCTCCCGCATCGTCCACCTTGTTGAGGCCCTTGGCAGCGGCCCCTGCATCGTCCACCTTGTTGAGGCCCTTTGCGGCGGCTCCCGCGTCACCCACCTTGTTGAGGCCCTTGGCGGCATCACCCAATGCACCTCCCGATTTGAGGGCATCTTTAAGACCGCCACTCGCCTTGAGGGCGTCTGCGGCGCCCCCCGACAATTTCGCCACATCCGTGCCACCGGACGTTACTGTTTTAAGAGCCTGGGGGTTGATGCCCTTGAGGAGGTCAGTTGCGCCACCTACTAATGCATTAAATGATGGCATTTATATATTATAACAAAAAAAATGAAAGCCACAGTCCATACACCGTACTACGACTGGGACGGTCGCAAGTACCTCGAGGTGATGTTGGACGGTCGTGTGACCCGCCTCAAGGTTCCCTTCCGATACGGGAGGGTCATGTGTTTGTGCGAAGGCTTGAAGACGGTTCAGGAGCTCCAAAAGGGTGATCAAATTGAAATTGAAATTGAAAAGAAAATTTGGGATGGCGTGGACCACCTGATCCTCAAGAGCGTTAGAGAAATTACCGACTCTTAGGGTAAGAGCCAGATGTCCCTCCTGACCAGAAACGGCTATTTGTGGCAGGAAGATTCCCCTGAAATAAAGCGGGAGCTCACTGTTAGGCCACAGACGAATGCTCTCGGGTCTTCCGGGCCCGGGTTCGGCCCTTCCTTCAAGGTCTTCCGGAAAGTCGCCGACTCAAAGAATCTGGTTGTCCCCCGCTATTATGGCCTCGGGAGGTTCGGGCCGCCCACCAGGGACACCCGCCCTGCTTGTGCTGGGGCTCCTGGGATTGTTTTCACTGGACGCCTACGAGACGCAACGCGACAGAACGAAGCCTTTGCAACTGGAATTAAAGCCTTTGAAGAAACGGGAGGGGGCGTTCTGTCCCTTCCATGCGGATTCGGGAAAACGACCGTTGCCCTGGCTCTTTCGGCACACCTGAAGGTTCGAACCATGATCGTCGTCCACAAGGAGTTCCTGGCAAACCAGTGGGTCGAGAAGATCAAGGAGTTCTGTCCGGGGGCCACCATCGGCCGCGTTCAAGGGGACGTTTTCGACGTGGAAAAAGATTTCGTAATCGCCATGATCCAAACAATGTGTATGAGAGAATTTGACAATAAGGCTTTTGACTCCATCGGCCTTTTAGTTGTGGATGAGGCGCATCACATAGGCGCACCCGCCTTTTCACAGTTCATGTTCAAGGTTTGCCCAAAGTTCACTCTCGGACTTACTGCGACGCCAGAACGCAAGGACGGGCTTACGAGGCTTTTGTACTGGTTCCTTGGTCCCGAGTTCTTCAAGGTCGAGAGGGTCAATCAGGGGACGACAAAGGTCACAACGCTGAATTACACGGATGAAGCCTTCAAAGAGTCCCCCCCAGTAACGCGCTTTGGTCAGCTTAACATGGCTGGTATGATCAACATAGTCACTGAACTCCAGGCTCGGAACGACCTCATCGTCCAGACGGCTGAATCCGCTCTCGCTACTGGGCGGCGCGTGCTGATACTTAGCGACCGGCGTGAACATTGCTTTTACTTACAAAATAGGCTAGGCTCTAAAGCGAAACTCTATGTTGGTGGGATGAAAGAGAAGGACCTGGAAGAGTCTGCCAAAAGCCCCATAGTCGTCGCCACGTTTCAGTTGGCACATGAGGGTCTGGACATCCCTGCGCTGGACACTGTGATTTTAGCAACCCCCAAGAGCGACATTAAGCAATCTATTGGGCGGATTATGCGGGAAACCAAGGGCAAAGTGAATGATCCACTTATTTACGACATTGCCGATAGTTGGTCCGTGTTTTTCGCCATGTATCGCAAACGCTTGAAGGTTTATAGGGAAGGGGGGTTTGAACTCAGTTCCGCAGGAACTGACGAGGGGATCCGGGACGCCGAGGCGAAACCCACCGAGGTTTTCGGGAAAGGTAAGTGTCTATTTTGACCTCATCGCATCTGTGAGACCTAATAGGAAAACACCCACGACGAACCCGAGTGCGATGTAGTTGCACTCGGTGTTGTCTGAGACTGGAATAGGTCCTTTATTTACAACTACTTTTGGCGGCCTCGAAGACTCGCCTGGTGAGTCATCGAATGGCGCAAAGGCCACCGCCATTACTTATTGTTTAGAAGATTTTTAGACCAAGTCCTGATTTCCGGCTCTTCGAGCCGCTATGTAAACTGCGTTTACAATGAGACCTCCTTCTTCTTGGGCCGCCCCTTGCCCTTCTTCACTGAAACCTCGCGCGTGTCGGGGTCGCCCGCGTCGATGCTCACGATGTCGGACACGTCATCCTCTTCACGCGGCGGACGGCTCATCTGAGGCTGTGGAGGGCCCATCATACCCATCAGGGACCCAAAGTCCATGCCCGGTCCGCGCATCTCGCGCCGGAGACCACCCACGGGAGGCTCAGCGGATCCTGGCCCTGCGCCCGGCTGCGAACGCTGTACAGCATCCATCATGTTCTGCATCAGACCTGGGTTCTGCTTCATCACCTGAGTCACGTTGGGCACCGCCGCCTTGAACATGCTGTTCGTCAGGTGGAACATCATCGCCGAACCGCCAACCATCATGATCAGTTTCACCTCTGGCGCCACCTGTACCCTGGTCTTGTACTTGTTGTACAGCTCCTCGAAAACGCCGTCATAATCCTCAACATTCTCCATGGTGTTCTGGGACCATCCGTTGAGCTCCACATCGAATGGGTCGAACTTGTCATTCAGAAACTCCAGGCCGGTCACACAAGCCACAAGCATCCGACGCTGGAACTTGATCGAACGCTCCACCTCGATGGAATAGGTCATCCGCTTGTACTCGGTCCGAATCTCCTCGATGTCACTGTAAATAGTCATACGGGCGCTCGACTGAATACCCTTCTTAATCAGCCGAGTAATCTTGTTCAGCAGATCCGCCTTCTCGTCCTCAATCGTCTTGTAGCCCTCCGAGGGCATCTGGTCGCCACCACCGCCCCCGGGACCAAATCCATTTGGTCCCTGCTGTCCCCCCTCCTGCCCAAAGCCGTCGCCTTCGTCCTCCTCGCCGTCATCATACTCCTCATGCATTGGTGGAGGAGGGGCGGTGCGCTTACCAGGATTCATGAACATGTCGAGCCCAGCATCCTCCTGTCCCTGTGGCTCGGCTGGTCCAGGAGCCCTCTTCATGAATGGGCTAGGCCGTGCCGGCTTGGGGCGCACAGGGATCGTCTTCTTGGTAGGAACCTGAATAGAGATTTCATCCATAAGCTTGGACTCATCGTCGTTCATATCCATAGGGCCTTCAAAGGTCAAGTCCATCTCTGGAATCTTTAAAGAAAGGAACTTGCAATCTTTAACGCACCAAAAAAATATTAACCAAATATAAATGGCTTTCAAATTTGGCAAGGTTCTGACTCAGGCTGTGATCATCGGTCTGCTCGTCGCTATCCTGGTTATGCTCGTCCAGGGCCGTGGCAGCACCTATGAGGCCGCCCCTCTGGTGACGGTGTCCGGCGCCCAGGCGTCGGCTGGCCCCACGAGCCTGACGGAGATTCCTTCGTCGCTGGAGTGCACCCCAGGCCCCGCAGAGAATGCTTCGTACTACACCCGTGGTATGACCCCAGGTGGCCTGTGCGGTGACGGCGACATGGTTCGCTCCCAGATTCGCGACTTCTCGATTGAGAATGGCATCGGTGGCTCCCTGCTGGAGCGGACTTGAAGACCAGGGGCGAAAACCCTTCGGGTCCGCTCCAGCAGGG